ATAAAATATTATCAAAAATAACATATGAGACATATGTAATTTTATTACAAAGCTATTGTATATAATATTAAATTAATAGATTCCTTTTTTATTTTTACGTGTTTTATTTTTTCCCCAAAAACCTAGCATATAGTTCTTTTTTTTAGATTTTTTAATAGTTTTTTTCTTTTTTTTAGATACATGAGTTGTTTTTTTAGTAATATTTTCAGTATTATCTCCAATTTTATTATTACCTTTATCTTCTGGTCGATAATTTAAAAACCATTCGTCATATTCAAGTGTTCCTTTTTTATTTTTTAATTCTTTAAATTTTTCTGCTTTTTCAGCTCTTAATTCTTCAATAGAATCTTGATGTCCATAACATAAAATACTGAATCGTTTCAATACCCCTTTTTGTTCTAATCTATTTTTTTGTTGTACTTCAAATAAAAATTTAGACATACATAAAATTCTATCAGAAAATTCAGTAAAATATGGTCTATTAGTATATAAAAATGCCAATGAAAAACTTAACATAGTATCAATTGTAGCTATTTTAACATTTTGACCATTATGTTTAATTATATTATAACTATGACACCCTATTGATTTATATATGAAAACAATAGAATCATTACCCACTTTGATTTCATAATGCTCTGGAACAATTTCTCCAACTGATTGTCTTTTTAAAATTTTAACATTTTTAATATTAATATCTTTTAAACGTTCTTTAATAATTTCAGCTGTTACTTCTGGTTCATTTGATAAAACGTCAAAATCAGCGATTTTTTTTAATTTTGTATGTATTTTTCTGGGCATATATTCAGAATAAAGTGATAAAGCATAGCCTCCAAAAAAAACTACGCCTTGATTAACGAGTGTATTTTGAACTGTTTCATAGATTTCATCTTCGTGAACCGGGTCTTCCATTTCTCTTTGAAAATCAATATTGTGACAATCTCCTGAAACTAAAGGGTAATGTTTATTTAAAATAGTTAGTCTTTTAAGAACTTTTTCCCATCTACTAGTATCTCCTGCTGGTCTACTGAGCTCTAAGTACATTGACATTCGTAAAAAATTTGGAGGAGCATATAAAATACCTGCTACTCTTAAAGAATCTTTCTTTAAAGCATTAAAAATTTCTTTTGGTATATTAGTTAAATCAGCAATAGGCATATAATTTACATAAACCTTAAATGTCCCATGATGTTGTCCTGATTTAGCTTCAACATCTGTAAATCCTTCTTTAAAATAAATATCAGATAATTCTTTTGCGTCTTCTAATGCGTTTACTGTAAAAAAATCATAATCAGGAATTTCAACTTCTTTATTATAAAATTGGTCTTCTTTGGGTAAAATATTGTTAATAGCTGTTCCTCCGTAACATATTAAATTTTTTCTTATAATAAAATTCTCTACTATTTTTATTATTTTTTGAACTTCTTCTGAATTTACAATACGTTTGCCTATTTTTTCTTCCGCTTTGTCAACTGCCATTCTTAAAATTGTTAGTTCACAATCTTGAAAAGACAAATCCTTACAGATTTTTTGTTTCATATATAATACAAATATTTATTTATATTATAAAAATTATATATTTTTACAATTACAATTATAATCATTTTTAATTTCAAAAAAAGTTCCAGCTAAATTAGGTATTCTTTTAGATTTTTGACATATCTGGCAAAATTCTTTTTTAAAAATGGTATTACATGAATTACATTGGTATTCTGTTTCATTTATTATTTTAAATTTTCCAAGTAAATTTGGCACTTCTTTTGTTTGTCTACAAACAACGCAATCATAGTTTACTCCTTTTGCCTTTGATTCTGTTAATCCCATTTTAATAATATATATTTATTTTTTAAGTATATTTATATATTAATACAATATATATAAATGAATGCTGATGGATTTCCTCCACCAATAGGTTTACAAGCAGCACACGATATGCAACAACAAATGATACAAAGACCTAGACCCAGACCAACACCTAGACCATCGCTTCCAAGGGCGCCAGTTCCATATGGAGGAAAATCTAGGAGACACAGGAAATCAAGAAGAACCAGAAAACACAGGAAAACTAAAAAATCAAGAAGATAAATCTACTGCTTTTTTGTTTCTTTTTGATTTTCTTTTCTTTTTTGTTTCATCTACAGATTTAGTTTCCTCAGAAATATCGGATTCTCTCGCAGTTTTAACTTCTTCGTGATGTTCTTCCGTAGTTTTAACTTCTTCGTGATGTTCTTCCGTAGTTTTAACTTCTTTGTCAGATTTTGGCTCTTCAAACTCCATTACTTCGTCACCCGTTTTAATTTCTTCAAGAGTTTTAGATTCTTCGACCTTCGATACTTCTTCAGGTTTAGGTTTAGATTGAAATAATCCCATTTAATAATAATACATATTTATTTTTTAAGTATATATTATTTAAAATATTTAAAAATCAAAACTATAAAAATCAGTTGTAACATTTCTAGTAGCATATGATAAGGCGGGGTCTTGAGGTGTTGCCTCTGGTATTATTACAGGTTGGTATCTTAGGTCTTGTGGTTTCAAACAAAAAGCGTATGTACAATTATCAAAAAACGCGGTATTTTGTAATAAATAATTATCAACTACTTGATATCGCATTGCTATCATTTGACAACCAGAATCTTGAGCTAGAACACCATTTGGATTTGGTGGATTAGACCCGCTATCTGGAAAAACAATCGTCATATTTTTTTTATTATATTCTGTTAACTCATCTAAATCTGGATTATTTTTTACATCATAATAACTGTATGCTCTCATAAATATAGAATTACTTGTCATATTAACATATTCCATTAAATCTTTGTTTTCTAAAAATGCGGTATTACTTCTGTCGAAAATAAGTATTACTTTATTCATAAAATTTAGCAAGGGCTCACCACCTAAGTTATGACCAGCGGTTTCATAACTGTATTCTTTTCCTAATAATATTGAATCATAAGATTTAAAAAGTGTTGCTAAATTTGTATACATACTTTGATTATTTGACATAAAACGTAAATGTATTAGAATAGGGTCGGTAAAATTTGGTGCTGTGCTACCGGAAAAAGCGTAATTTTGAATTGTATTCATAACATCACTAAAATCTACAGAATTATAGGTTTCTTTTATGTAGTAATTTTCTGTGGTGCTTGTTGCTACTACAGGTTTGTTATCTATTGAATAAATTTCAAAATCCAAACCTCTTACACCTTGCTTTAAAGCAGCCTTTAGGTTACATATATTTGTAAAGTCGTTTTTATAGCTACCGCCGCTGCATGCGTTGTAAGCTGTTTTAATATAATATTCGTTTAAATTATAACCACAATCAGGGTCATTAGCGCTTATTGACCGAATATTTCCATTTAATGTGCCATACATATCGTTTATGTAGGAGCATTCCCTACTAGATAGCTTTGTTAAATATATTATGTATACAATCATTAAAATAACTAACAATAAAATAAAGCCTAAAATCATATTAGAAATAAAATCTTCTTTTAAATCTTTAATGCCACTTAAAGCACTATTTAATGGATTTGGTGCTGGTGCTGTTTGAGACATATCTTAATATATTATATTATTTTTAAAATAAAAAAGTTATATATTTTTATAATTGTTTGAATATTTATTTGAGATAATATCCTTTAATATGTTTTGAAGCGTAACAAGTTGTAGAATAATGACCTTCTCTTCCACACCTATAACAGGTGCCTTGGTTTGAATTCTTTTCTTTACAAGATTTTTCATGAACGCCAGCTCCAAAAGCAGTTGTAAATGTTCTATCGCAATATTCACAACACCATACATATTCATCATCATCAGTTTCTTCAATTTTGTTTGTTTGTTTTATTAAATTATTTAATAAACATTTACTTCTTCTATGAGGTGAAAAATATGATGTAGCACAATCACATTTTTCATTTGATTTTTCATTTGATTTATCTATTTTTATAGGTTTTTCTTTTTTATTACAATTATTCGCAAAATGTTCTTCACTACCGCATACAAAACATTTATTATTTGTTCCATTACTCATTTGATTTAGAGTAGCTATGTTGTTTTCATTTAGATTTATTTCACAAAAACTTCCACCACGAACATTATCCATTCCATATTTATCCATATATTTTCTTGTATATTTATCTTCATCATAATCATCACAATCTGGTATTAGTTCTAATACTTTAGTAGGTTTATATTTTTTAGTCCAAGCAGAACCATTTGAACCAAAATGATTTTCTAACCGAAAAGTTGGATTATTTGTTTTTCCAATATAATATTTTCCTTGTTCTAACTGAAGTACGTATATAAAAACCATTTAATTGTATAAATAATACTGTAATTATATATTTAATTCAATTTTATTAAGTTATATATTTAGGCGAATTACTCCATTAAAATAAATAGTAAGGAGTAATTCACTTAAAGATATAATATTATAGTATATTATATAGAATGCCTAAGATTTGTGATTTTGAGAGTTGCCGAAAATACGCTAATTATGGTGAATATTATGGTAAACCCTTACGATGTAGAACACATAAAGAAGAATATATATTAGTTAGTCAATTATGTCAAGAAGGAAATTGTAAATCAAGACCAAATTTTAATTATAAAGGAGAAACACGAAAGATTTATTGTTTCGAACACAAAAAAGAGAACATGGTAGATATTAAACATAAAATTTGTACTTTTGAAAATTGTAAAACTAGAGCTTCGTGTAATTATGAAAATGAAACAACCCCTATTTACTGCGCAACCCACAAGGAAAAAAATATGGTAGCACTAAATACAATTTTCTGTAATTTTGAAAATTGTAAAACTAGACCAACATATAATTATGAAAATGAAACAAATCCTATTTATTGTTCAAAACACAAGGAAAATAATATGGTAAATGTTAAATCTTCAACTTGTTGTGAATTAAATTGTAAAAAAAGCCAAATATATAATTACGAAAATGAAAAAAAACCATTATATTGTTTTAAACATAAAAAAAATGATATGGTTAATGTTGTTGGAAAAAGATGCGAATTTCCATTTTGTAAAATTAGAGCAGCATTCAATTATATTGACAAAAATATGGGAATTTTTTGTGCAACTCACAAAAAAAATGATATGATTGATGTTAAAAGTAAAAAATGTATTTATGAAGATTGTAGTAGACAACCTAGTTTTAATTATATTAATCAATCCGCAATTTATTGTTCATTTCATAAAAAAAATGATATGGTAGATGTTAATAATAAAAAATGTAAAGCAAATTTATGTTTAGGAACTTCAGGAAATCCAAAATACAAAGGATATTGCTGTAATTGTTATCAACATTTATTTCCGTTAGACCCACTAACATATCAAATTAGAAGTAAAACAAAAGAGATTGCTGTAAGAGATTATATAAATGCGAATTTTGAAGGATTCCAACACGATAAACCTTTATACACTGGAAATTGCAATTGTACTCATAGAAGAAGAATAGACCATCGTGTTTTAATAGGAAATACTCTTTTGTGTGTTGAAACAGATGAAGGACAACATAAAGATTATAATAAAAAAGATGAAGAAATTAGGTATGATGATTTGTTTATGATACATTCAGGAAAATTTGTTTTTATTCGATTTAATCCAGATAAATATATAAATAAAAATAATAAATCTGTTAACCCTATGCTTTATATGCGTTTGCCTATTCTAAAACAAGAAATAGAAAGACAAATAGAGAGAATTAAAAATGAAGAAAATACAGAATTATTAGAAATAATTAAATTATATTATGATGAATATAATTGATTTAGAATTAAATAACTATATATATTAATTAGCTATGGCCGGCGGACTTTTAAATCTTGTTTCAGAAGGACAACAAAATATAATATTAAATGGCAATCCACAGCGCACTTTTTTCAAGTCTGTTTATCAAAAATATACAAACTTTGGAAAACAATCTTTTCGTGTAGATTTTGAAGGCGCACGAACATTGCGTCTCAATGAAGAATCAACTTTTACTTTTAAAATCCCGAGATATGCGGACCTTCTTATGGATTGCTATTTAAGTGTTGAATTACCGAATATATGGTCACCAATTTTGCCGCCCCAAACAGTTATAAATTCAGCAGGTGAAACTATATACACACCATGGGCCCCGTACGAATTCAAATGGATTGACAATATTGGCGCACAAATGGTAAGCAAAATATTAATTACTTGTGGCAATCAAACACTACAACAATATTCTGGACAATATCTTTTGTCAGCTGTCCAGAGAGACTTTACAGGAACTAAAAAAGCATTATTCGACCAAATGTCTGGAAATGTGCCAGAGCTTAATGACCCAGGAAATGCGGGCACACGTGTAAATGCGTATCCAAATGCTTATTACACAATTAACCCAGCGGGTGCCGAACCAAGCATAAGAGGTAGAATAATTTATATTCCATTAAATTCGTGGTTTGGATTAAAAAGTCAAATGGCATTTCCTTTAGTAGCTTTACAATATAATGAATTACAAATAACTGTAACCTTTAGACCAATAAATCAGTTATTCAGAATTCGAGACGTATTTGATTATACAAATAATTTTCCTTATATTGCGCCAAATTTTAATCAATATTACCAACAATTTTATAGATTTCTTCAACCTCCACCTGATATTGAGTTAGGTCCAACATCATATTTAGATACAAGAACAATCTGGAATTCAGATATAAATTTAAATTGTACTTATGCTTTTCTCTCTAACGATGAAGTTCAACTCTTCGCAAAAAATGAACAAAAATATTTGTTCAAGCAAGTATATGAGAGTATTTTCTATAATGTTACGGGAGCAAATAAGATTCAATTGGACTCAATTGGATTAGTAACAAGTTGGATGTGGTATTTACAGCGAAGCGACGCAAATTTAAGAAATGAATGGTCTAATTACACAAACTGGCCATATAATTATATTCCAAATGATTTACAATTGGCACCTACGGCAGGTTCATTCCCAAATCCAGACCCTACTCCACCATTAGGAACACCAAGTCATCTTGGTCCAGGATTAAATCCGTGGGGAACTTTAAGTGGTCTAATGATTACTGGAGATTACAGTATGCAAAATATCAAACAAATATTATTAGGGCTTGGAATTCTTTTAGATGGACAATACAGAGAGAATATTCAACCATCGGGAGTTTATAATTACATTGAAAAATACACAAGAACAGCTAGTAATGCTCCGGAAGGATTATACTGTTATAATTTTTGTTTGGATACATCACCTTTAAATTTACAGCCATCAGGAGCAATAAATATGAATCGTTTTAATCAGATAGAGTTAGAATTTACAACTGTTATTCCACAATTGGACCCTTTGGCTCAAGTATTAACTATTTGCGACCCCGAAACAGGTGATATTATTGGTATTAATAAGCCAACATGGCGAATATATGATTATAATTACAATTTAGTTCTCTTTGAAGAGAGAATAAATATGGTTACATTTGTTGGTGGCAATGCTGGATTACAATACGCTACTTAAAATAAAAAATAGTTTAAGGATACGATTCTTTAAGTTACTTTAAAATAATATATTATAAGTTTCTTTAAGTTACTTTAAAAATATATATTCTAATTTATGAATTTTATTGATTTTTTTGTCGGAAAAGTCCGGAAGAAAAAGTGAAAATGGACATTTATAAATGTCCATTTTTGAAAAGGCCCTTAAGACTTTTGTAAAAAATGTAATTTGGCTGCATAAAATAATTTTAAGGTCTCACGACAATTTATAATTTTTCTATTTTGTTAGCATAATTTTTTATTATTTAATTTAAAAAAGGATTTAGGAGTTTTTTATGTCAACATACATATATTGACAAATGTTGACAAATATGACTCAAAAAAACTCAATAAAATTTGAATGTAAAATATGTGACTTTAAATGCTGTAATAAAAACGATTATAATAGGCACAATTTAACACGTAAACATACTATATTGACAAATACTGTCATAGAAAATGAAAAAAACTCAATAAAATTTAAATGTGAATGTGGAAAGGAATATAATCATAGGCAAAGTTTGTCTATCCATAGAAAAAAATGTTATAATCTTATAAATAAAAAAGAAGAATATAATAATGATAAATCAAATAAAGAACAAATTGAAATAACTCCAGAACTAATACTAAATATTATACAACAAAATCAAGAATTACAAAAACAAAATCAAGAATTACAAAAACAAATGATAGAAGTCTGCAAGAATGGAATAATAAATAACAATACAAATATAAATAGCAATAATAAGACATTTAATCTTCAACTTTTTTTAAATGAAACATGTAAAGATGCAATGAATATAATGGATTTTGTTGACTCTATTAAAATTCAATTATCAGATATTGAAAGCATTGGTGAATTAGGTTTTGTTAATGGTATGTCTAAGCTTATTATAAAAAACTTGAACGCACTAGCCGAAAATATGAGACCAGTACATTGTAGTGACCCAAAAAGAGAATCATTATACGTTAAAGATTCCAATGTTTGGGAAAAAGAAGACTCTGAAAATAAGAAAATAAAAAAAGCAATCAAATATATTTCCCATAAAAATATTTGTGCTATTCCAGAGTGGAAAGCAAAATATCCTGACTGTATTTATAGTGATTCCAAAAAGAGTGACCAGTATAATCATATTGTAATAGAATCAATGGGAGGGCCAGGAGATAATGATTCAGAAAAAGTTGATAAAATTGTTAAGAAAATAGCTAAAGAAGTAACAATTGATAAATAATAACATAAAAATATTTATTTTATTATTAATTTAACTTAAGTAAGAGTTAGACGCAAGAGGACCATCATCAACAAATTCACCAGTAATTGAATAACGGTCAGAATAAGAAGGCATATTTTTTAATCCAGACGGTTTATATCTATCATCAAATAATTTACGGTCTCCATTAAATTTATCGGACCAAGTATCTGTTCCCAGATTAGGTGAGGCAGGTTTGCCAAATTTATTTGAAGTATAAATTCTAGATTGAGTTCCAAAACCAGTAGTTAAAGGAGAATAATTAGGCGTAACTCCAACAGTTAATTTTCCAGCATCATCATTACCCATAATATTTTCCCCTGTGCTTGGTGAATCAGCCACTTTTGGTTCACAACCAGGACAATCTATATCTGAAAAACATTGTTGTCCGGTGATAGAACAACGATTAGGAGGCCCACACATATTTTTACAACTAGTTGTTGTCATTAATGGTACATCAACATTATGATTTGTATCTGGACCACCACTGTCCCGAATAGCTTGTGTGTTTGCGTCGAATCCTTCAACATATGATTGAGATAATTTAACATAATTATTCGCAACTAAATAATTAATCCATTTAAAAATACACATTAAAAGTAAAAAGCTAATTAAAGCAATTATAATATTATTATTATTATGATTTTTTGAAATATTCATATAATATTATCTAATATTATAATTTATAAAGTGAGTCATCAAGAAGAATAATTAAAAACATAAAAATATTTTATATTATTAATATAAGTATTAATGTCATCTACAAGTGATACCTCAGCTATTGATGAAAAAAAAGGGGAAGATACAACGGGAAGCGATGATAATGTTGGAAAAGATATAATTAGTTTTGTAATATCTCTGTTGGCAATTGTAGCAATTTTATGTTTAAATTTTTCAATAGGTGGATGTGTATTATACGGCTCTAAAATAGGTCAGGCAAATATATTACCTACTGAAGAAAATTGTATGCCATATAACAGTAATGGTACTCCAAAAATAAACGCAATTCAAATTAATATTTTTGAAACTACTATTAAAGGCCAATCATTATCACAAAAAATTTCATTTCCTTCTGAAAGAAATAACAAATTTACTATTTTAGATATGCTAAGAGAATGTAAACAAAAACCAAATTCTAGTTCTTTGATGAATTATTTTATTTCAATTATTGAAAGTCTATTTGTTTTTAACTTTTCATCTTTAAATACTTTTTTAAATTTGTTAAATCAAATTCCTGAGTGTTTAATAATTATTTTTGGTCCAATAATATTGACATTTTGTACATCAATTTTAATGTTTATAGATTTTTTTTACATAATATACTTGTGGTTTTATCAAATGTCCTGGTTTTTTTTAGTAAACACGAATACAGGAGACACAGGAAAACCTAAATGGGAAAGTTCAATAGCACCAGTTAAATTACTTACAGGTTGTTTATTAGTATTTTTATTTTCTATTCTTTTCTTGGTAGGTTTATTAGTAATACCGTTTATTCCATTTATAGCACCAATGGTAATGCTTATTTGTGTATTTACAGTATTTAGTTCTAAGGGTATAATGAATAATAATGCTGTATCAGTTTTATCAATAATCGCAGGTGTATTTAAATATAATAAAATAATAATAGCCTCCATAATTACTTTTTTTATAATATTGTGTGCGTTTGCTAATTTAGGTGGATTAGCTGGCGGTTTATCAGTTCTAGTGGTATGTTTAATATATTTTGGAATATTATCAATTAATATTTTTAATCCAATAAACGAAGATAATTTATCAAAAATTGTTAGTTATGACCAAGCAACAAAAACGTGTAAAATTTCAAAGGTATTTGAAGCAAAGAGTTTTATAAGCTCGTTGATGCCTTGGAGCGGTGGTGGAAAAAAAATAACTCACGAGATTAAAAAAATAGGTAGCAAATTAAAATAATAGTTATTTAAATTATAATATAAATATTATTTGTAAATTAAAGTAAGGATAATGAAAAAACCCAAACTTAGTAAAAAACCATTTGTAAGCATTTGTACTCCAACATTTAATAGACGTCCATTTTTTCCTTATATAATTAAATGTTTTGAAAATCAAACATATCCAAAAGATAAAATGGAATGGATTATAATAGATGATGGAACAGACAAAATAGAAGATTTAGTAAAGCACATTCCTCAAGTGAAATATTTTAAGTATGATGAAAAATTAACGCTAGGGAAAAAAAGAAATCTAGCGCACCAAAAGGCTTCAGGTGATATAATAATAAGTATGGATGACGATGATTACTATCCTGCTAACAGAGTAAGTCACGCGGTAGATATGCTAAGAACAAATCCAAATGCTATGTGTGCTGGTTCAAGTGAAATATATATTTATTTTAAACATATACAAAAAATGTATAAATTTGGCCCATATGGTCCAAATCATTCAACTGCGGCTACATTTGCCTTTAGAAGAGAACTATTGAACGAAACCAGTTTTGAAGATAATGCTGCGGTAGCCGAAGAGAGACACTTTTTAAAAGGATATACAGTTCCGTTTGTTCAATTAGACCCAATGAAATCTATACTTGTATTTTCACACGACCATAATTCATTTGATAAAAAAGAATTGTTAGAAAACCCAAATCAATTTATGTCTGTTTCAGACAAAAAAGTGGAAGATTTTGTAAAAGAAGAAGACCTAAAACAATTCTTTATGTATGATATTGACAATTTATTAAAAGTGTATGAACCAGGAAAACCGCAAAATAAACCAGATGTTTTGAAGCAATTAGGTGAAATAAGAAATCAAAGAGAAGAAATGATTATAGAACAACACAGAAAACAAGTAGAATATCAAGATACAATAAATAAAGTTAATCAAATGTATGGAGAATCTAGCAATCAAAATATTATAAACCAAATGTCAGTAGTTATACAAGAAGTAACAATGGAAAATAAATTGTTAAAGGATAAAGTAAAATATCTTGAAGATAAAATAAAGCAAATAATAAAAGAACAAATAGAAAAATCAAAAATAAATAAGTTAATTTAAATTATTTAAAGAGATAAATATTATTATAATATTAATAAAATGGAATATGATGATATGCTTGATTTATTAGAACCAAACAATTTTGATTATCAAAATCAAAAAAACGCACTAAAAAAAGTTCAAAATTTAAATAGAGGATACCATAAACTCAGTAGAAATGTTTTAGTTAATAACAAAAATAAAAAGGTTGAAATAGGGGTTTATGGTTCAGGTTGTCATGAGTCTCCAATTAGGAATGCTGAGACAGGGGAATATTATAAATACAAGGTTGGTTCAATGAATGAAGATTTGTTTTTTAAGTTTATGATATCCACTGGTGAGATGCCATCAGGCCCACTTACATTATTTTATGATAGTCCAGAACATTGTGAAAGACATCAAGGAATTTTGTTGGATAATACTGTTAAAAAACGATGGGAATCTAAGAGACAAAATAGACTAGATGTTTTAAATTAGTAAATCTAGAGTATTAAAATCAAATAAGTAAATAATATATTTTTATTTACTTATTTTTACAGCCTTTCATATTCTGAAACGCCGATTATTTAATTCAAATAGTCTTCAAATAAGATAGATACTGAGCAAGTTGAAGTTAATCCATTATAAAGAGCCATAATGCCAAATGACACTAAAATAATTAATGGTAAAATATTAATTCTCTTTAATAATTTTTCTCTACTTAATTGTGTATAAATATATATTCCTACTGATAGCATTATTATTCCCATTATTGTCTGAATAATTCTCATAACACTATAAAAATTAAATGAATTACTTCCAACAACATTTATTCTCATATCAACATTTTCATTTAAAGAAATATTATTTAAACCATATTTTAAATTAGAAAACTGAAGATTCTTACTCACTTTAATTCGTTTATGATTCTTAAAATATTTATTTTTAATAAACTGAGACCTTCTTGCTGTTTGACATACAATATATATTTCATCAAAATATTTTAAATGATTAATAATTGTCTCCGCATTAAATCTTATCATATTCATCGGAATGTTATAAAAACTATATTCTTGTGATTGGTCAAAATAGTTAGAATAAACTTCATCACTTTTACGTATATCAATAAAGAGATATTTCATAATATATATATTATGAAATTTAATAAAAATATAAATAAAATTATATATTTAATCACACATACTACTATCATCGTCAATTTCAATTTCATTTTCATCCGCAGCGTTTTCTTTAGTATATTTGTCTAGATATCTGTATATTCTATTAATGTCTAATTTAGTTATTTCATAGTTTTCAAATAATAGTAAAAGTTGTGTGTCGTCATATTTATTTTTCAACTCAAGAAAAAAGCTGAATAAATCTTTTTTATCCATACCAAGCTGCTGACACAGATTTTGAATAAATAAAGAATTATTATACTCAGTAGAATATTTAGTTAAAACTTTGGTAAACCTAACTTCAGTAGGATTATATTTTTGCTTCTTTTTAAAAGTTTCATGATATAATTTATTATTCTTAAATGTTTTAATTAATGAACTCATCTCATTGAATTGCCAAATTTGTTTTTGAAACGTAATTCTATCAATATAATCAGAAAAACACATATTATCTAATTGTTTAATATAAAAGGGAATTGAAATACTTTTATCTGTTTTACTAAGTACATCAATAATATTTTCGTGCCATAACAACCCTACAATTGTTCTGTCAGTTTCATTCATAATTGTAAGATGTTCATCAATGCTGTAGTTATTATTAATAAGTTTATTAGTAATTTTCTTAGTGTCATCATTGTATGATTTTAATTGAAAAATTGTTTCAATAATATCACTTTTAAAAATATCATTTTTATTATTATAAATATTATAAATATTGTTTAATTTTCTAATATCTCCTTGGACATAATTAACAATTTTAGTTTTAATATTATCCTCAATTGTAGGTATTAATGTTTTTATTATTCCAGATATTTGAATTATACTTGGTGTTTTAAGCTCAACAACATTACAAACCTTCATAAGTTCTTTAATTTTTTTATCAATATGATAATTGCCAATACAAATAATAGGGTTCATTGAGACCTCTTCTAATTTTTGTTTTTTTGTTTTTTTCGGGCGAATAAGTTTAATAAGAGAATTAATCCCACCTTTATCTCCGTTATTCATTCCGTCAATTTCATCCATAATAATTGCGATTCTTTTGATTTTATTATTAAATAAACTCATAATATTTTTGTCTGACATATTATGCTTTGTGATATTTTCAATAATAGATTTGTTTCTTATATCACCAGCATCATATTTAATAATATCATAATTCATTTCTTTTAATATATTAGTAACAAAAGTAGTTTTTCCAGAGCCAGGGTCGCCATAAATATAAATACCTTTTTTAAAAAGAAGATTATTTTTATTAAGTTCAAAATTAGTTAGAATTTCTTTAATACTTGATGCTTTTTCTTCTCTGTTTAAAATTTTATTAAAATTCAAGTCTTCCATATTATATGTTTATTAATATTCTTTTTATGTTGATTTTTACATAAACCAAGTTTATCAAGAAAATTATTAAGCATAATTCTACATTTTTCTGAATTATTTTCAATACAAAAATCTTTAATAAAATAAATATAATTCTTATAGATAACATTTTTATACATATATTGTTTCATATCAATCCATTTTAAATAATTTTCTTGTATAATTTGAGTAAAAATAAAATCAAAATCGCGATAAATAATATTTCTAATATAATGTTCAAATTTCATTTTGGGTATTAAATATCTTATTAAATAATGGTTTACCATATATTTTTTTTTATTTGTAAAAATTAAATGTTTATT